TTTCTCAAGTTCTTCTTTAGTAATTGTCTCTACAATGTGTTTCTTCTTATCTGCATCATAATAACTAACCTCGACTTTATCATAAACTCCTTGATTCTTTTTCTTTAGAGTAAAGTTTCTAATGCGAGGGTCTTTTATACTAAAAATATCGATATTATCATTATCAATTAAGACATCATCATTAAAGACTATTAGCTTATCATCAGTAACTTTCAAACTTAGAGCTGTTTCAGATAGAATTCTTTTTAAAAATCCTAAGTCTGTTTCTCTGTCCTGATCTAATCTATCAAAGAAGGCATTATCACAATGTAGCTCATAACTTAATTCGTGTTTAGTTGCTATTTTAGATAGAAGTTCTGATAGAGTTATTTTCTCCCATGCAACACTGTTAACCTGCTCTCTAATAGTTTGGTCAAGAGGTAATGCCAGGCATTTGAGAGAAAGTCTTTGATTATTGAATGTAGGCTCATCTACGTAGAAAATTCCAAGGTCTAAGAATCTAGATTTACCATTTTCATTCTGCTGGATTCCAACTAATAACCTTGAATTTTCGTCAGGATACCATTCATTAAGCCATCTATAATCTAAGTTCTCCAGATCTAACTCTAAGTCGTCTACTGCATTTTTTGAGTTATCAGTATAAGTCATAGATGAAATGCTAGGTTGTATTTCTTCAGTGATGTCTACTCCTTCAAAAAAGACTATTATTTTTATATTTCTAGCTATCCCAATTCCACTAACCCCCTTTTTGCAATAAAAAAAGAGCAGCTTTTATACTGCTCTTAGTGTTTATTAATTAGTTAATCCCATTTTGTTTAATTTCATTAATTTTTCTTCTATTTCTGCTTTTTCTTTTAACAAGTTTGCTTTTATTCTTGTTGCTTCAGCTATCAAATGTTCAAACTCATCATTTGCTTTACCTTTATATTCAATCAAATTTATTAGTTTTAAAATAATTATCTATGAAGTCTTTATATTTGTTATAAAGCCCATATCTTTTACATATTGATATAACATTTGGCTTGTATAAAAGACTTATAGCTGAAACAGATGAATAATTTTTATTAGAATTCTCTTCTTTATATGCTTTTAAATTATCAAATTTTAAGGTAAGTTTTTTTCTTTTTGCATACCAATGAAGATTAACATCAGGCACACCTATCATTTTTGATAATTGCTGAAGTTCTAGTACTGGCTGTCCTCTCCAAGTAGTAGGTTTAATTTCTTGTACTTGAAATGGCAGTTTCTTCTGTTCCTTATTTTCTAGTCCTTGATTTTCTAACTTTTCTAAGACATGTATAACTGCTCTTCTGACAAACTTACTTTCTCTTACTAAAACTTGTCTTGCTTGAGATAAAGTTAGGATAAACATTGGTTGATTTCTACCATATCTATCCTTATAAGACATTGGCAAAATTTTTTGCCGATCTATTTCTTCAGAAAATTCATCACGAATTATATCTAGTAAAGTTTTATGAAGAAGTTCTTTTTTAATTCCTTCTTCTTTTCTAAACTTATTTATTTCAGCCAATAATTCCAAACTTGTTATTTCACTTTTCATAATCAAATTATTTGCCATTTTTACTCACCTTACCTCTTTTCTTTTGATATTTCATACCTTGCCCAAATCCAAATTTGAATGCTTTATTTATCATCTCAAAAGTACAATTTGAATTCTCATAAATTTCTCCAGCTTGTTGAATATTCATATCATAAAAAGTTGTAATGTGCTTGTCATATTCTTTGATTACCTTTTCCATATTTGCATACATAAAAAAATACTCCTTTCAAAATTATAATTGATAGAAGTACTCCCTTATGATATAATAGATTTCATAAGAGGGTAACTTCTTAGGGAAAGAATAGTTTATTTATCCACCAAGATAACTGATAAACTATTCTTTTTGTTTTTCATCTAACTTTTTAATTCCTCTCCTTACTGCTTCCATTTGATTTACTTTTTCTTTCAAACAATATTCAGTTAATATTTTTTTACTTTCTTCATCAATTCTAACAGTTATTTTATAAGGTTTTGGATTATCTGTTGGACGACCTAATTTTTTAGTCAATTTCTCCACCTCCTTTTATGACTGTCTTAATTATATATTATGACCGTCAAAAAGTCAAGAGAAATTTTTAAAAAATAAAAGAGCTGATAAACAGCCCTCTTATATACATTTAATCCTCAAACAAAGTATCTACATCATAATTTTCTTTAATCCACTCTATGAAATCATCTCTATCAGTTCTTGCTTCCCCTTTTTCTTTTTTGTATGTATCTATTAAAACCTTCACCATTTCTATATTAGCATTACTTTGGCTCTTACCTAACTTTCTTAGGACATAAGCAGGTTCATAAGGTTCTGACTTATTAACATACGTATTTTCTACTGTTGCCATTTTAAATCTCCTTTCTTATTTTATAGTACCTAAATAAAATTCAGATGAACCTCTACCTGGTTTATATGTTGCATCCCCCGTTATTTCAGCTGGAATTTTATATACTATATTAGTTGTCTTAGCAGTTAAAGGATTTAATTGGTCTAAGAATAATCCCCATCCATCTTCTAAAATAGTTTCAGTATGGTCATATTCATATTTAGTTCCATTGTAATCTATGAACACAGAACCATCTACAACCATTCTACTTTCCTTGTCAGTATTTTTAAAAGTTACATTAATTATTAGATATTTAGCATCTTTTTCAGCTTTTAATTCTTCAAAATCATTAATTTTTTTACTGTTTACAACGTCTACTGAATTAACTGTTACATCAAAGTAATCATCTTTAACTGTTTCTCCTACTTTTGAATAATTATTAGTTTCAGTTGTTTTTTCAGTTTTACTTGTATCAGAAGCAGATTTAGAATCATTATCCCCTCCTGCAAAAGTACCTATTAAAAATATAACCACCAATACACCAATCACTCCATACAAAACTTTTTTCATATAATGCCCTCCTAATAAAATTATAATACCTATTGTACTATAAATCTTTTATAAAATCAATATTGCTACACTTTATCTTTTCCATGGTGGTAGTTTTGATGTTTCTACAGCACTCGCGATAGGCGTAATTTCAGGCACTATGATAGGGATATTAGAATCAAAAACAGCAATAGATAAAAGATTAAGATTAGCTCTCATAAGTTGATGGAAATACTGTTCTGAACCATATAATTTATAACTTATCAAGTCCCAAGTATCTCCACTCACTGTTTTATAGACTTTTACTTTTCTCATATTATCGCCGTCCTTCTCTTCTTACTTTGTATTTCTTCAAGTACTCTTTTAACTTCTCTAGCAATGTCTGTAGCATTTCCAGAACTACCATTAATGTTGATAGTTATTGTATCTCCACCCACAACTGTTCTTGAATTATTAGAAATACCATTAATTCTATCTTTTAAAGACGATACTCTTGAAGATAAAGAACTTCTAGTTTGTGAATTGTTAAGAATTCTAGCTCCTCTTGGTAAATTAGCTAGTGTTTCAGCATTAACTAAGAAAGAACTATTACCCATTTCTACAATTTCAGCACCTCTTTCAGCAAGAGTTGTAAGTCCACCACCAAAGTAGTTAGTTCCAGAGTAGTTTTGGGCTACTTCTCCATCACCTTTAAACCAATTAAAAGGATTTAATTTAGAACCAAAGTTTTTAAGGCTTTCCCATTTTTTATTTATCCAATCAAAGAAACCACTGAAAGCTTCTTTAATTTTATCTATGATAACTGTAGCACTGTTCTTTAATCCATTCCAAGCATTAGATCCTATTTCAAGTAAAGCATTGAATTTATCTTTAATCCATTGCCAAGTGTTAGAGAAAGCATTTTTAATTGCTATCCAAACAGCATTTACTCCATTTCTGAACC